CTAGCTAAACAACTCGAAGAAAAATACGGCAGAGGAACAGTGAATTTAGAGAGTGGTGAATTTGTTAAAGCTTAAATGCATTTTCAGGGGATTTTATAGTATTTATAATCAAAATTAATTTATTAGACAATGGCAGAAGTACTTATATCCCCGGGCGTATTAGCTAGAGAAAACGATCAATCTTTTTTACAGGCGCAACCCGTTCAAGCAGGAGCAGCTATAGTAGGACCAACAGTTAAAGGACCAGTTGGTATCCCAACATTAGTTACTACTTACAGTGATTATCAAAATGTATTTGGAGCAACTCAACAAGCAGGAGTACGATATACGACAACTACCGGAGGTCGAGCTACATACAACGGCACAAAGCAAGTTTACGTATCATTACATGCATCCATTGCCTATGAAAAGCAAGGTGGTGGTACAGATTCGTATAACTTTTATTTTTATAAAAATGGCTCTCAATTACCTGGATCGCAAACACAAATAGTAGGAGGATCAGGAGCATCAGGTGAAGGTGCATTATCGTTAATATATGGAACCCTTATGGAACAAAATGATTACATAGAAATATATGCTGAAAATCCTTCAAGTAATGATGATATATTAATTAAAGATTTTCAATTAGTAATAAGAGAATAAAAGTAGTTTATTTTTTTTTATTCGATATTTATAATAGAAAGATATAATCAATTATGGCAAATTCAATTTCTAGTTCGGGAATAACAAATGGTAGCAAAATTGTTGCCTCACATATTACACAAATAACTGATGCATTATCAAAAGCATCAGCATATGATATTAAAATATCCGGATCATTAGTTATTACTGGATCTACTGATGTAGTAGGTACCTTAACTGCAACTTCAATGTCTGCAGAAGGAAGTGGTATTACAGGAATTATATCTAGTTCATATGCAGTAACATCTAGTCATTCATTAACAGGCGTATCTGCATCATATGCAACAACATCAAGTCATGCAACTTCTGGAACAGGAAGCTTTGCAGGATCATTAGCTGGAACATTAAATGGCACAGGATATATAACATTAACGCAAGTATCTGAAAGCTTAAATTATGCAAGTGATAGTGCAGCTGCTGTAGGAGGCGTTCCATTAGGTGGATTATATAGAAGTGGAAGCTACATAAAGATTAGGATAACCTAGGAAGTTACAAAAATTTTCATTATATTATTATATTATAAACTAAAAGGAGTTACAATATGGCAACGACAAAAAAGATTGATAAAACTGATTTAGAATCAATCAATAAATTAAGAGAAGAATACTCTCAAAATAGTATGCAAGTAGGAATGGTATCTGTTGATGAATATAATGTAAATCAACAATTACAACAGATAGTTTCAGCAAAAGAAGAATTATTTTCTGGATTAGAAAAACTAAAAAAACAGGAATTTGAATTAATAGAAAACTTAAAAGAAAAATATGGAGATGGGCAAATTAACATCGAGCAAGGAACTTTTACTTCGATTGAGTAAGTTTGGCTGTATTAATCCATATTTATAATAAAAAAATTATAGGAGAAATTGAATGGCCGAAAGAATAGTATCGCCAGGTGTATTTACCAATGAAAAAGACCAAAGCTTTTTACAGCGAGGTGTTAGTGAAATAGGAGCCTCGATAGTAGGTCCGACAATTAAAGGCCCGGCCTTAATTCCAACTAAAGTAAATTCATTTTCAGAATTTGAAGAAATATTTGGTTCATATACAGATGAATCATATGTTCCATTTACAGTACAAGAGTATTTAAAAAATGCTGGAGTAATGACAATTACAAGATTGTTATACGAAGATGGATATAAATTAACAAATGGAGCATTGGCAGTTATAGCAGAATCAGCAAGTGTACAATACGTAACCCATTTATTACATCCAACAATTCCAGTATCAACTGTTGGTAGTGACAATGTATTCGAATCTTCGTTATTATCAGATGGCGGTTCAGGAAGCTTCGCAATAAAAATATCAGGCTCATATGCTACAGACACAAGCATACCAGGATATTCAGCATATTTATCAACAGGCTTTATTTCAGCCTCACTTATTAATACAGAAAATAACTACTTAAGTAAAGTATTTGGAAATAGCCCAAAAAGCGTAGATTATCCAGTATATGTACAATATGAAAATCAAAATGTATCTGGGTTGTTTAATAATCTAGGAGATGTCACTACAACGTTGGCAATAGTTGATAATTATGAATTTTTACAAGACTATCAATCTGCATCTACACCATGGATTACATCACAAAAAATAGGATCTACTCCAGTTAACTTGTTTAAATTCCATACATTATCACACGGTGATGTTGAAAATTATGATGTTAAAGTTGGTATTAGAGATATAAGAATAGATTCAGAAGTAGCAGACCCAAATGGATATGGTACATTTACAGTAGAAATACGAAGAGTTAATAATACAAATTTACCTAATTCACCATTTGATTCAGATGACACAGACAGAACCCCAGATATAGTAGAATCATTTGTAGGATGTAATTTAGACCCAGATTCTCAGAACTATGTTGCAAGAAGAATAGGAGATCAATACAGAACTATCGATTCAACAGGTAAAATCTTTGATAATGGTGATTATCCAAATATATCTAAATATATAAGGATAGAAGTAACAGAAGGTGTTGGTGCTAAGACAGTTAATAAAACATTAGTACCATTTGGATTTAGATCTTTAAATTCACCAATACCAGATGCATCAGGATCTGCAGGAAATTTAAATTTACAAGCAGTATCTTATAATACATCTCAGGTTATTAGTAGTGCATATAATAGTAAAAATTATTTTGGATTTGATTATACAAATATACAAAATTTACAGTATTTAACCTCACTACCAACATCAGGATCTAATACAGGAAGTAATGCTGATTTTTATTTAGGAGATATGGATCAAGATTCTGAAGCAAATTTCCCTTCAATTGCCGCACCATATTCTGCGTCATTGCAAGGAGCGTTAACAGGATCAACGTTTACTGCCGATGTAGCATTAGCAACTAGAAAGTTTATGGTACCGGCTCAAGGTGGATTTGATGGAGCAAGACCAAATTTACCTAAATTAAGTGGTGCTAATATAAAGTCGACTAATACATTTGGATTTGATTGTAGTTCAGCAACATCAACTGGTACTAAAGCATATCAAAAAGCATTTGCAGCACTAAGCAATACAGATTATTATGATATGAACATGTTAATCACTCCTGGTATTGTACATAGATTACATAGTGCAGTTACTGCAGATGCTAGACAATTAGCAGAAGATAGACAAGATACTTTCTATGTAATGGATACAAATGCATTAGCAGATAATATTGCAACCACTGTTTCAGAAGTAAATAGTTTAGACTCAAATTATACAGCAACATATTTTCCATGGGTAAGAATTATAGACCCAGCAAAAAACAAACCAATGTGGGTACCACCATCAGTAGTAGTTCCAGGAGCATTATCATTTAATGATGCAAATGCCGCACCTTGGTATGCACCTGCAGGTTTAAATAGAGGTGGGTTAACATCGGTAATTAATACATATGAAAAATTAACTCAATCAGATAGAGATGATTTATATGAAGCTAGAATTAATCCAATAGCAAACTTCCCTAATGAAGGAGTTGTAATTTGGGGACAAAAAACACTTCAAGCAAGGCCGTCTGCATTAGATAGAGTTAATGTCAGAAGATTATTAATTACGGTTAAGAAATTTATTGCATCATCTACGAGATATTTAGTGTTCGAACAAAATACAGATGCAACTAGAAATAGATTCTTAAACATAGTTAATCCATATTTAGAAAGTGTTAGAGCACAACAAGGACTAACTGCATTTAGAGTAGTAATGGATAGCACAAATAATACACCAGATTTAATTGATCAAAATATATTGTATGGACAAGTATTTTTACAACCGACTAGAACTGCGGAATTTATTGTGTTAGATTTTAATATTCAACCAACGGGTGCATCATTCCCTGAATAAAATTTCAAAGTTGTGATATTTATATAAAAAGGAATAGAAAATGGCATTAGAACAAGAATTACCAGGAATTAATCAAAATGATTTATTTTTAAATGCATTTGATTGGGAACCTAAATATACTAATAGATTTATTATGTATATTGATGGCATTCCTTCCTATATCATTAAATCTGCCGCAAGACCAAGTATGACTAATGGAGAGATTGTATTAGATCATATTAACATTGATAGAAAAGTTAAAGGAAAAACAAGATGGAATGATGTTTCCTTAACATTATATGATCCAATTGTACCATCCGGAGCACAATCTGTAATGGAATGGGTAAGATTACATCATGAGTCATTGACAGGTAGAGATGGATATAGCTCACAATATAAAAAAGATATAACATTTCACTCATTATCACCGACAGGAGAAAAAATTGAAGAGTGGACATTGAAAGGTGCGTTTATATTAGATTCGAATTTTGGTCAAATGGATTGGGGTACAGAAGATGCAGTAATGATTGAAATGACATTGAAATATGATTATGCAGTATTAGAATACTAAAAATACAAGGTGATGACCATGGCAATTGAAGAGGCCTAATACATAAGTAAAGAGTTAGCGGATGGCTAACTTTTTTACTGTTTATATATTTATAATAAAGTTATAAAAGGACATAAAATGGCAAAGCACACAGATCGTTATGATACTCAAAACATTGTTGATTTAGCAAAAAAAGATTATGAATCAAAACAAAAAAATACTATTCCATCTGAAATAGTTACATTAACAAGTCGTGGAAATGTATATCCAAAAGATCATCCATTAAGATCAGGTAAACTTGAAATGCGTTATATGACAGCATATGATGAAGATATATTAACTAATGCTTCATATATACAAGAAGGAATTGTTTTAGATCGATTATTGCAAGAATTAGTTGTGTCGGATATAGATTTCAATGAGTTAGCACAAGTAGATAAAGACGGTCTAGTAATAAATGCTAGAATATTAAGTTATGGCGCCGAATACCCAGTATCTGTAACAGACCCAAAATCTAGAAAATCATTAGACAGGGTTGTAGATTTATCAAAACTATCAACTAAAACGATGGATATTGCGTGTGATGATTTAGGAGAATTTACATATTCCATCGGAGATAGTATAATTAAATTTGGATATCCAAACAATGCCGCATACCGACAAGATATAAAAATTTCAGAATTTCTAATGTTAATTATTCGAGAAATAAATGGTTCTAGAAAAGATTCTGATATAGAACATTTTATACAATATGAATTTCTAGTAAAAGACAGTAAAAAATTTCAAAAATATGTTTTAGAAAATAGTCCATCTATATTGTTAGAATATGAGTTCGAAGGTGAAGATGGGAGCACCTTCACAGCCGGGTTTCAACTTGGGGCTGACCTTTTTTGGTTTTAAACCAGAAGACCGACCAAAATTACACGACAATTTATTTGAATTACTTTGGGCTGGCGAAGGCCGGTGGGATTGGACTACGTTGTATCATATGCCAATATGGCAAAGAAACTTTTGGATTAAAAAATTAAATAAAATGACTGATATCAAAAAACAAGCAATGGTTAAAGCAAATCAACCCACAAAAAAATCTAAAGTCATAAAACCTCCGATGTAAATATTTATAATAAAAGATATTTGCATGAAATATAAAAATCAAATACAACATATTGAAAAACTTCGTAAATTGCCGAAGCATGGCCAAGACGCTGGTAAAGAGGCTGGATGGAACATTGACGAGATAATAAAAACAATCAAAGGCAGCAACAAAGATGCTAAAAACTTTGTAACAACATTAAGTGACATGGCCTTTAATGCAGATGCAGCACAAAGTGGCTTAGCTGGACTAATTGCATTACAACAAAAAATGAATAATGTAACTGTTAATTTAGTTAAGTCCATGACGCAAATAGAAGATAAATTTAAAAATGTTTTTAAACAGTATAAAGTAGGAGCGAATAATGCTAATTTAATTGCAAAAAATCAAGCAAAGTTAGCTAAACATTTAGGTACTACAGTAGTAAATACAGATAAATATATAAAAACACTAACTAGATTATTGCCATTACAAGCAAAAAATCTTAATATAAACAATGAAGCATTTAAACAAGATTCAAAAACATTAGATGTATTACAAAAACGACTTGGGGTATCTGAAGAATTAGCCGCAGGTTATATTTCATTTGCTGCAGTACAAGGAAAAAGTTCTGAAGAAGTATTAGCAAACGGAATAAAGTTATCTGAATTTCTAGAAAGTAAAGGACTAGTAGGAGTATTACCAGAAATAACAGAACAAATCGGTTCTTTAGGTTCTGATTTAAGATTACAATATGGTAGGCTTGGTGGAAATCTAGAAGTAGCTGTGTTAAAAGCTAGGCAATTAGGTATATCAGTAAAAGACTTAGCAAAAACAGGAGAAAACTTTTTAAGTATAGAACAGTCAGTTGGTAAAGAATTAGAATATCAATTATTGACAGGTAATCGATTATTAACACAAGACGGAAAAAGTTTAACAGCAGAATATCGAAAAGCCACTATGATGGGCGATTCAAATAAACAAGCAGAGTTAATGCAAAAATTAATACAAGATGAAGGTGCTAATCTCGAGAAGAATTTATTTGCTAGAAAACAAATGGCTGACTTGTTAGGAATGAATGAAGCTCAATTAGGAGCAATGCTTGAAAAACAAAAATTGATGAGCAAATATGGAATAGGAGAAGAAGCGTTTGAATTAGATCCATCGGAATTAGAAAAAGCATTAAAAGCTAGCACAGAAATGTCAGCCAAGGAAATTGAAGACACAATAGATAAAATGGATACAAGAACAACTCAAGAAATTGCATTAGAACAGTTACAAGCTACAGAAGACTTAACGTTATTATTATCAGATGCATTTACAGGAGGCACAATGTTTCAAACAACAAGAGACTCAATTCTAGGCGATAAGGGATTTCTTACAAAAATAACAGATGTTACAGAAAATTTAGCAAAGAATTTTGAAGGTACTACTACAGCAATTGGTAAATTAGGAAACCTTGCAACAGTTACAGGAACAGTAACAGAAAAATTAGGAAAGCTAGAAAAATTTATACCATTCGTTGAAGGCACTCTAGGAAAGTTTACTGGCCAAGTAAAAAAATATTCAGATGCAATAGGCACTACCTTAACAATGACAAATCGATCGTCTACTACTACCGACGCAACAGGAAATCCTAAAAGTCAGGACATGATATGGAGACCAGGCGCACCACCACAACGATTTAGTAGCGGAGATTTAGCATTCCTAGTTGATGGCAATGCAGCAAGACCAGCCGGAGCAGGCGCAGCTGCATCAGGCGCCGGATTAGGTGGAGGAGGATCTATAGACTATAATAAATTAGCCGCAGCCATGGCAAATGTACAAATAACAATAGATCCATTATATTCATCAACTACAATGAACAACGGAACATTTACTGCATAAGGAGAAAACAATGCCAATAACACCACCACCAGCACCAAATAGTTTTCAAATTTCAAACAAATGGACACCTGGCTCAACATATTCCAGTTGGGTAAATAATTCATTGTTTCCACACATACAAAATGGAGCAAATCACCCTCCATATTATCAAGGAAGTACCACAGTATTTACAACACAAAACAATAAAATAGATTCAAGCAATTTATTTCCAGATCACCCTAAACGAGCTAAAGTAGCATCAGTATATCCATTTCCGTCAATAGGTACTCAAGGATATGTTAAATTGTCTGAATTGACACAAGCTGAGCTAATGCAAGTTACTATAAAAAAATTCAATCAGCCTGAAACTAAACTGGGTGCTAATAACATTGTAGGAAGTTCAAAATTAAGTAAAATAGATGTTGATCCATCAGATCCAATAAATAGAGTTATATCTAAAGATACAAATATTACTAAAGAAGATGCAACCCAAAGAACTATCACAGCATTGGCATTAGGTGCCGCAGCAAATCTTGGAAATCCTAGAGTAACACAATTAGGATCATCTGTAGCTGGAGAAGTTGGAGAAACAAATACATCATTATATAATACTACGCCATTTTTAAATTTAAAGCCAATACCATATTTGCCATATCAAGATTTTAGATCTAGAAGAGGAACCCAACCAGGAGATCTAATTGGAAAACGATTGGACGGAGCGGCTACAGTAGCTAGAAATGCATTACAAGGATTATCAGACGGACTTGCTAGATCTACAGCGTACGCTGCAGCAAGTGCCACGGTAGGAGCATATAGTGCGTTTAATCGAGAAGCTACTTATGGCTGGGGAGAACATGGAAATAAATATGCATTAAGAAATGACTTCACAGCAAAAAGCCATGTAGCTACAATATGGGATAATGAAAAAAATGAATGGAAAACTCCAGGCATAAAAGATCCAGTTGCAAAATTAACTCCGTTTCGTGGAGACAAAGTAACAGTTATTGATTTTAAAACATCTACATTAGCCGGAGTATATAATTGGGATCCGCTAGTATCAAAAGATTTTACTAGCGGCGACAAAACAAAATTAGGTTCTGCAATAGGAGCAAAATTAAATTCAATTGGAACTACCCAAGACTTTATAAAATTCTTTTTTACCGGTCCAAAATTAATACCCGGCGATGCTAATAAAGATGAATCTGACGACGTAATGGTATTTCGAGCTGTTATAACTAGTTTAACAGATTCATTTAATCCACAATGGAATCCTATACAATTTATAGGAAGAGCAGACCCAAATTACCATTATGGAGGATATGCAAGAGATATCAATTTAGATTTTACAGTTTACGCAACAGACAGAGACGAATTAAAACCAATTTGGAGAAAATTAAATGCATTAGCAAGTTATACCGCTCCAGAATATGATGGTTCAACCATTGGATTAAAAGGTCCGTGGATGCGTATGACAGTTGGAGATTTAATTTATCAACAACCAATGTTTATTAGCAGTTTATATTATACATTAGTTGATTCAGATACAACCTGGGAAATTAATATAGAAAAAGACCCAGCTAATATGGAAGTACCTAAAAAAATACAAGTATCTTTGGGAGCTACATTAGTAACAGATAACTTGCCACAAAAAGGCGGAAAAATGTATACATTAGCAAAACAATTTGGAGCTAATGCAGTACCTAAAGAAGGAACAGATAATTGGTTGAGTGATATGGAAACTAATGAACAAATAATACAAAAAACTATTGAATCTTTCGATAATAAAAGAGAAAATCAAGAAGAAACCTTTAATAATAACAGAGAATTGTCCAAAAAATTATCGCAATTTTTTGGTCTATAGACATTACAAATATTTTAGGATAAACTAATGAGTAGATATTCAACATCAAAACAAATAAAAGATAAAGATGGACCTAGAAGAGTAAATACTACTATAGTTCCACCAGTACCAAAGTCTGATTTAGATACATATATACAAGTTACTAGTCCAGAACGATTAGACAAATTAGCATATGAATTTTATAACGACGCAAGTCAATGGTGGATAATTGCTGCAGCAAATGGATTAGGAAAAGGAACATTAGCAGTCCCAGAAGGTAGCAGAATTCGAATACCATCAAAAACTGCAATACAAGATTTAATATCAAATACAAATAAAGAACGATAAGGTTATATAATGGCATCTGGCGATATATTTTATTCAAGCGTAGATCCTAATTTACAAAAAGAATTAAACGCACGTGCAAACGCAGGGTTTACTAGTAGAACTAACAAAGATCTAGATTTTATGTTAGGTAAAATTGGCAATGTAGAAATACGAGCCTATACAGGAAATTCTCCAGATACACGTACAGTTATACCAATTGACGAATTTGGAGTATTAGGAGGAAGAGTTCCTATAACAGCATCTTATTTGCCTACCGGTACAGGTGGATATCTAAGAGATGGATCTAGTTATAGAATACCACCGATAATAACATTAGCAGAAATTAATATTGGTGACCATACAATGGGTTTGTTAAATAAAGCTACTGTTAATATAATAATTCCAGATCCAACAAGAGATTTTGATAACTTTGAAAAAATATGGTTTAGGCCTGGTCGACACGCTACTATTATTTTCGAATATCCGGATTCAGCAGTAATTACTAGTCCTGGATTATTGTCAGATGATACAATTCCAAGTGAAGAAAAATTAAAAGAACAATTTCCAAATGATACTATTGAAATTAGATCAACATTAAAAAAGATAAATCGTGTTAGGTTTGATGGATTAATAACATCATTTCAATTTTCATATCAACAAGACGGAAGTGTTGAGTCTACTATATCATTAACTGGTACTAGTAATGTATATACAGATGTTTCTATGTTAATGCAAACTAATACAGAAGAAACTGGATCTGCTAATACAGATAAAGACAAAAATACAGGAACTAAAACATTTTACAATGTATTAAAAAACAATGTTAATGATATAATCAACAAGAATAGTAATGACAATAATATTACATATGGCGAAGTATTAGTTAATAATAAATCAGATCATGGAATAATATGGGGACCTAGATATAATGAAAAAGGATTTGGATTTGCAAGTTATAATGAAAATGACAAACAAAATGAACTTAAGTATGTAACATTAGGATATTTAATTGATCAGTTAAATAAAAATATAACAAAAAAATTAAACTCTACCGTACAGAATCCAGCAGTTATATGTAATGATGAAATATGTTTTAGTAATGTATATCCAGAATTAGTTTCTGCAGATCCTACTAAAATATTATTATGGCCTGGAACAAATAATACTTCTGTTAACGAGTATAAATCATTGAATCCTAATGTTCTGAGTACTATAATTTGGTTAGGACAAGTTAATCCTATTTCGCAAGGATTCATAAATAATTCTTTAGCATTTCCAAGTAGAATATATATTGAAATGCAAGTTATAAAACAAATCAATGAAAATACAAAAACATTGAATGACTTTTTAAAATCAATTAGTGCAACAATATATGAATATACTGGAGGAGCTATTAATATGAACTTAATAACTCATCCTAAAGAACCAGATAAATTATTATATTATGATGCAAAATATCAAGGAAATAATAAATCAGCAGTACAAGAATTTGTAGTACCAATGTTTGTACAAACCAAAGTAGAAAAAAATCGAACACAAACTGTATTAGGTACAATTGTTACTGATGTAAAAGTATCTTCGAAATTACCTGATAATATGAAAAATTTATCATATGTTTTAAATGAAGGCACAGAAATTTCTGAATCAGATATTGCTCCATTTGTTGCATATATGTATGCAGATGATGATCAAAAACAAAAGATTCTAGAACGATATAAACAAGATAATGAAAAATATTTGCGAGAGCTACAGGAAACTAAATTTGAATTTTCAAAAGATCCAGAATCAGAACAAAATATAAATCGATTAAAAGGAGCATTAGTTAAATATATTCAATATCCAACTGATGATATTGAAAAATCAAATTTATTAAGTGCTCCCGTATATCCATTCGATGTAGAATTTACTATTGACGGAATTAACGGATTTAAATATGGTGATGTACTTGAAATTCCAATATTACCAACTAGATATTCTGAACAAACAATATTTAGTGTTATTAACGTAGTTCATACTATTGACAGTACTGGGTTATGGAGTACTAAAATAAAATGTATAATGAGACCTAGGATAACAAAATGATATTTCGGCAAAAAGTATATTACACCCTAGATGAAATTTCTGAAAATTTATATACAAGTGGGTCAGAATGGATGTTAACTGATAGTACTGAATATATCGGATTATATCACAAATATACTACTGGTGAAATTTATACACAACCTACATGGGACTTTTTTAAATCACAAGTTTTAATTCCATACAAAGAACTAAATGTTGATAATAATGTATATAATGATTTAAAACCTGATATTAAAACCGAGTATAATTCAATACAAACATATTATCCAGAAATTGGAATTCAAGAAAGATCTATTGGTTCGATAACAAGATATTTTATTAAGCGAGTAAACAGTAATTCAATTATTGAAATTAATAAACAGCAATTTGAAGATTATAATTCTAAGAAAATAGACCCAAATATAAATGTAGCTGTTAGTTTAATGTGGTCAATTTCTGGTAAAGTAGATGATGTATTTCAAGGAAATGTATTAGAAAAAGGCGTTAAAACAAAAAATATAGAATCTATAAAACAAGCAGAAACAAAAATTCTAGGACTTTCTGCCAAATTAACAAATCTATTAGAATTTTACACAGATACAGAATTTATAGTTCCCACTGACATCAATCCAAAATAATTCTTGGATTTCTGAAAATTATTAATTATTATATTATTGTATGATAGTTGATGATAAAGAAGAACTAGATGTAATATTCGATTACATGAAAGATAAAACGGTATTATTAGTACCAATACTTTCCGACCATAAATTACACCCAATCATAAATAATATATCGTGTATATACATATATACAGAAGACGGCGTAGAGCGCATCATTCCCATGCAACATACCGAACAAATACGGGGCTTTAAAGACCAGTTAGCCCGCTTTCTCAACTTAGAATCTATCTTTGTCCATGACAAAAAGGTATGGTTACAAATGGGCGGTAATGATGCCGTATACGATGTCAAATCTTTGTGGTGGTATACGTATAATGAGGCATATGATGAGAATTATTATTATACAAGTGCACATCATTTTTATTGGAGAAGACATACCAATTTAAATCATATTAATGCAGTAGTTCCATTAATGCAACATTTAGAGATGTGTCAGAAAATTCGCAAGTATGCTTGGCCAATGATTATCAATTCAAAATTAACTACATCATACAATCAATTTAATTCTATATATCCAAAACTTTTTGCTGAAATTGAATCTAACGGGATGCAAGTTACTAGGTCGTTCAAAATGAATGATTTAATAACGGATGGTCGAGTTTATTCTCAATATCACTATCATACAACAACAGGGAGGCCATCCAATGCATTCCGAGGATTCAACTTTGCAGCAATGAATAAAGAAGATGGTACAAGAGATGCATTTTGTAGCAGATTTGAAAATGGTGCATTAATTGAAATGGATTTTGATGCTTATCATATTAGACTGATAGCTAGGTTAATTGGATATGATTTACCAACCACATCAGTTCATCAATATTTTGGTAAGCAATATTTTGGGAAAGAAGAATTGACAGATGAAGAATATGAAAAAAGTAAACAAATAACATTTAGATTGTTATATGGAGGAATTGACAAAGAATTTTTAGGTATTCCATTTTTCGGAGAAGTAAATAAATATATAAGTGAACTTTGGGCTGAATGGAAAAAACAAGGAGTTATATATACTCCCGTTGAAAGAAGACCTATTAATTCAAGCACATTTCCAGATATGACAAAAAATAAATTGTTTAATTATTATTTACAAGCATTAGAAACTGAGTTTTCGGTTAGAAGAATGATGCAAGTACAAAACACATTAAAAGATTATAAAACCAAATTAATATTATATACTTATGACTCATTGTTATTTGATGTTCCAGTTACTGAGGCAAAAGAAGTATTAATTAAGGTTAAAAACATTCTCCAAGGCGGAGAATTTCCGGTTAAATGTAAAGTCGGAAATATTTATAGTAAAATGAATAATATATCGTTATGAATAAAGTAAACGAAATTTTAACAGAGTGGACATATCAGTTAGAATCAGGATACCCCAAAAAAGATGAAGATTATATAGTGTTGCAAAATATATTGCAAGAATCCACTGATTTTGATCAATCCAAAATACACCGAATAGTTGATAGAGCTAGAGGGTTACAGGAGGATGAAGTACCAAATGAAGTCATTAATGATGATACTCCAGAAAATATACCAGACAGTGAAGTAAATGTTGTCGTAACCGAATTGATGTCTGTTTTTAGAAATATAGCTAACAAATATGCAGAATACATAAGAGTAATTAATTCATTTGCGCCAGGATCGGTAGGATCAATGTCTGAATCAATATTGGCAGGCCTGATAAATAAATATACAAACGCAACTGCAGAAGCAGTTGGAATGAAAAATGAATTAACTGATATAACTGTAGGTACACATCATATATCTTTGAAGGCGTCATTAGGATCTAAAGTAATACCATTGTCTGTAGATACAAAAAATTGGCCCATTGGGCAATCAGCAGAAAGTAAAACTAAATGGTATGAAAAATATCAAAAATATGCAGCTGGATCTGAAGGCGACAAAACAGAACCATATGGTGATAAGTCTATTAAATTTCTTCAAACAATCAACCAAATGAAAAACAGTGAAGAGTCAGAAATATATAATATAATTATAAACAGACTAATAGCTATAGCAAAAAAATTATCCGACGTCAATTTTATTTGGATAGAAAAAGAAATTCCACAATCAAGTAAAATATTGAAAAGTTTAACTATACACGTACGAGAATATGAATATGAAAATATCATGAAAGAATTTTTAAATTCATATTTATATTTAAGTCCAAAATCTTGGGGATTGGTTGGAGAGGATGGTACTATAATTATAGGTGCCGAAACAGGTAAAGAATTAAATATACACCCTAGGTTTATTAAAAAAACAGGTACGGAAGAAAATACACAAAGAATTGAATTTCCAATACCAACTTTTGATCGAATCGAAAAACAAAAAGAAGTTACTGACGCAATGTTAAATTCATTAGAACAAATATCTCAGACTTTATATGGAAAGTAAATAGTGAAAACACAACTTCTTTGCACCTTCGCTCATAGAAATAATTTAGATATAGTAACAGAATATATCAAACAAAATTTTACAATACCAGAGCATAGAATATTTGTATTTTCAAATGATGAAATAAGAAGTGAATTGTATTGTACATTTAATGCCGAGGATAATGGATTTCGAGGAAAAAACACAATTAGTATACACCGAAAGAAAGAGACAAATACACTTTATACGGTTAATGCATTAAACGAAGTAATAATGAATTTAAACAATGGAATACTAGATAAAAGCATGTTATTGCCCTGGGAGAATTTTGAAAATTCATTCTTGTTAACTACCGAGAATGGGTATAAACGAGTTGAACTAGTATTTGTGAAAAGAATTAGTTTTTAAGTTATATTTATATTATATAATGGAGTAAAATAACATCATGAAAAAAAATATTCTAGCAGAAAATATGAGAAGGTTCAATACTAAGAATTTGAATGAATATGAAAAGAAACAAGGACCAGGACAAAACCCAGATAGGCATAAAGTCAACATTGACGATATTGATGTACATTCAATTGAATTTGAAGACGTATTCCATTGGGACCGCCCGGATTATGTAGATGCATTTATTTCATATGCAGAGTTTAATGACGGCACACCATTGAATGATGATCAAATGGATTGGATAATGGATAACGAAGGTGATTGGGTGCATGACCGACTTCAAGCACATTTACACTAAAGATAAAAGAAAATTATGATTAAATTAAAAAAATTATTAGCAGAAGCAGAAGAGCAAAGATCCAATGATCCAGTTGCTGTACTATCTCATGAAATACATAATTATTTAACTAAAAAGCATCCCAATTTCCAAAAATTAGAAATGCCATTTTTTAATGGTGGTGGAGAAAAACTCAACCAATATGCTAAAACAGCCAATGATGCAGCTTTAAACAAATTAATATTACAATGGTGGGAGTTATATAAACAAAAATATAATGAACCAAATTCGCCATCATGGGCGTTAACAGCATCAAGTGATTCAAATGATGGTTCAATGAATATATATGCAAATTATTATAATTATGATACAAATCAGAGTAGTGTAGGACCAGTTAATATAAATAAGACATTAGATAAAGATCTTTTAGATTCCATATTAAATGATATTAATGTTGAGATTGAAATTAACAATCAAGATAATGATTGGGAAGGAACTGGTGAAGGTTTAGAAAGAGTCGATTCTCTTATAAGATTTGATTGTGAAATTAAAATAGGAAATGACGAAATTGATTTGGATATTGAATTCGATGAAAATGGAGATGTAGAAAATATTAATATTAAAGATCCGGATCTAGCAAAAAGACATGGAATTACTTCTGATTCAGTTATGAAGTACTTATTAAACCAAGGAATATGATGAAATTAAAATCATTATTAAACGAAAAATATTTAGGCTTTGGAAATCAAGGTAAAAAACCCATCGTCCAGGAAGATCAACAAATAGACGACGCTGTTAAACAAATAGTAAATAAATTAATTAGCATTAATATAATAAACCCAAATGATAGAAGAAGAGCAGAGCAAGCATTAGATATAGAATTAAGTGGAATTAGATTTGGTGGAGGATTAGAAGATACAAAATTTGATAGTACCGGCATAGAAGATACAGAACTTATGCCAGGAGAACCAGACCAATATAAAGACTTAACTAAAGGCTACGGCCAATTTTAAAATAAAATTTAAGTTATGAAACACGAACAACTAGTTAGTTATATACAAGGCGTTTTAGATGCCAATAAAAAGATAAAAATTGAAATTAATAAGGTTACTAAAATTGAAACCTTAGAGAATGGAGAAATTGTAGAAAGGCTGATTGAAAAAGCCATTGAAAAGTATAACAAACAAACTTAACGAATAACTTTGAATTAACAAATTAATTACATATATTATAATTAATAACTAAACAATATAAACAATTAACTAATAAAGGAGTAAAAAATGAGTTTAGATTTAGACGCCATTAAGGCAAAACTTACACAATTAAACAAGACAGACGACAGAAGAAATAATCTTTGGAAACCTGAACCAGGTAAGCAAACGATTCGAATTGTACCTTATGTACATCGCAAAGAAAACCCTTTCCTAGAAATGTATTTTCATTATGATATCGCAAAGCGTAGTATGCTTTCGCCTATCACATTTGGCAATGCAGATCCTGTAGTAGAATTTGCTGAAAAGCTTAAGAAAACAGGTGATAAAGACGAATGGATAATGGGTAGAAAAATCGAGCCAAAGATGAGAACTTATGTTCCTGTTATTGTTAGAGGTAAAGAATCTGAAGGAGTTAAATTTTGGGGGTTTGGAAAAACCGTATACTCAGAATTGCTTTCAATAATTTCAGACCCAGACTACGGTGATATTACCGACCTAATGAATGGTAGAGATATTACAGTAGAATTTACACCAGCAGAAGGCTCTGAGAGGTTTCCAAAAACTTCAATCAGAGTGAAGCCAAATACTTCGGCAGCAACTGAAGATAAAGGCATTGCTGAAAAAGTCATGAATCAATTAAAGATTACAGACTTATTTCCCGAGCCAACTTATGAAGAACTAGAACAGGCACTAGCAGATTGGATGAATCCAGAAAATGCTGATTCAGATACTACGACACCTTCAACAAATGGTGAAGCAAAATCTGAAACTACTACTAAAACTGAACCTAAAAAGTCAGCTGATGTAGCAACTGCATTTAATGATTTATTTAATAAATAGGAGTCTACTATGGCAAAGAAAAAGAGTGAACTGGAAGACTCGTTGGCCGCAACATTGGCCGAGAGTATCAATAAACAGTTCAAGGGTCAAAATTACAAAACTGCGTTCTTTCTAGATGGAGATGAAGATGCACCTACAAATGTGCATGAATGGATTTCATCTGGGTGTTCAATGCTAGATTTGGCTATTTCAAATAAACCAAATGGAGGTTTTCCTGTTGGTAGAATTACCGAAATAACAGGACTAGAAGCTTCAGGTAAATCATTACTTGCAGCCCACACCTTAGCAGAAACACAAAAGAGAGGCGGATTAGCAGTTTATATTGACACTGAATCTGCAACTAGCTCTGAATTCTTAACAGCAATAGGAGTTGATTTAAAATCAATGCTATATGTTCCAATGGAAACAGTTGAGGAGATATTTGAAACTATCGAAACAATTGTAGACAATGTAAGACAATCAGACAAAGATCGATTGGTAACAATCGTGGTAGATTCAATAATGGGAGCATCAACAAAAATCGAAATGGATGCTGAATATGATAAAGATGGTTATGCAACATCAAAATCTATTATTCTATCAAAAGCTATGCGTAAGGTAACTAACTGGATAGCAAGAGAAAGAATATGTTTAATATTCACAAATCAATTGAGAACAAAGTTAGGTGTTAGCTTTGGAGACCCATGGACGACAGCGGGAGGTAAGGCATTACCATTCCACTCATCAGTAAGATTAAGGCTGAAGTCGTTAGGACAAATCAAAGCAAAAGTAAATGGTGTAGAACAAGTGGTAGGAATAAAAACCAAGGTCACAATCGTGAAAAACAGAATGGGACCTCCACATCGTTCTATTAATTATGATATATATTTCGATTCAGGAATTGATAATTATGGAGGGTGGTTAAATATCATGAAAGACTTCAAACTAGTAAAACAAGGCGGAGCCTGGTATACTTATGAAGACGTAGATGTTAACACCGGAGAGGTTTTAGAAGAAATAAAATTTCAATCTAAAGACTTCGCTGAAAAAATAATTAACAAACCAGATATCCATGATCGATTATACAATCGAATTTGCGAAGCATATATCTTCAAATATGTAGCCGGTATAGACGGTGGCATTGATGATGTAGTCGTAGATGAAGAAATAATAAATGAAGAAGGATAATGAGTAAGTATCAAGAATTATTTAACCAGTTACAAAAAGAAAAGGCAAATAGGCCATCAGGCGTCAATGATCACATCATGATATTTGATGGTCTAAACACCTTTATTAGAGCATTCTCAGCAACTCCTTCATCAAATGAAGATGGCGATCACGTAGGAGGAATTACCGGATTTTTATATAGTATAGGAAAATGTGTAAGAGACTTCAAACCAAGTCGTTGCATTGTAGTATTTGATGGAGTTGGTGGCTCTAGGAGAAGAAGAAAGATAAATAAAGATTATAAAGCAAATCGAATTAATAAAACAAAATTAAGAAGACACGACCATTACGATATAACCGTCGAACAAGAACAACAAGAAATGCGCCGTCAATTTAGCAGAGTGGTTTCATATTTAGATTGTTTGCCTGTTACATTTTTAGCGATGGACGGAATTGAGGCAGACGATACTATATCATATATAGTTGGGATGTTTGACGAAGATATATTAAAGCCAAAAGAAGAACAAAGTAAATTTACAATTGTTTCAACAGACAGAGATTTTTATCAATTAATAGATAATAGAATACGAGTATGGTCTCCTATCAAAAAGAAAATGTATACCACAGAAACGGTACTAGAAGAATTTGGAGTACATCCAGCAAATTATGTAATGTATAGAACATTTACAGGCGACAAATCGGATAATATACAAGGTGTTAAAGGAATAGGACCAAAGACATTATTAAAACACATTCCTGATTTAGCATTATCATTGGATTATACGCCGGCAGATCTTCGGGGAGATTGTATAGAAAAATTAGATGAATCTAAAACATATCAAAAGATGTTAGACAATATAGATTTAATTGAAGAAAATTGGGACTTAATGAATTTAAATATTTTAAATTTTCCAGCACAAACAAAATCAAATATTCGCAACATTATAAATGCTCCAATAACCACATTAAATAAAGTCGAATTTCGCAGATTATTTATGGAAGATAAAATGTGGTCGATTATGAAAAATATGCCAGATTGGTTGAACAATACGTGGCTTTCTTTAAGTGCCTTCGCACAACAAACACATAAATAGTATTGGATTACTGTTTTTATTTTAATATAATAAGTTATGACAGATAAATTAAGTGAGTATGGTTGGTCGTTTCAAGTAAAAGTGCTTGCGGCTATGTTTATTGACCGCTCATTTTTACAACAAATTGCAGATATTATACAACCCGAATATTTTGAGTCAGATGCAAATAATTGGGTATTAGATGTTATATTAGATCATTTCAGAGAATATAAAACTCCACCAAGTAAAGACGTATTAAAAGTAAAAGTAACAGAAATTACTGATGATGTATTTAAAACAGCAGTTTTAGAACAATTAAAGGATATATTTCGGTATATGGAGTCAGATGACTTAACGTTTGTAAAAGACGAAATATTAAAATTCTGTAAAAATCAAGAAATTAAGCGAGCAATTATGGATTCTGTTAATTTATTGCAAATGGGCAATTATGATGAAATAAAAAGCAAAATTGATTCTGCTATGAAGGCAGGTGCTGATACTGATATTGGACATGAATATAAAAAAGAGGTAGTAGCAAGATATACAGACTCTGCACGGGATACTATTAGTACCGGATGGGATGTAATTGACGATTTAATGGATGGTGGATTAGGAAAAGGAGAATTAGGTGTAGTAATGGCACCAGCAGGAATTGGTAAATCTTGGTTGCTTATTAATATTGGAGCAAATGCAGTAAAACAAGGAAAAACAGTTATACATTATACATTAGAATTAAATGACAATTATGTAGGACAGAGATATGATAGTGTAATAACAGGAATTGCAGCACAAAATTTAAAAAATTACACAGATGACATTGAAGAAAAATTAGAAACATTACCTGGGGAATTAATCATAAAATATTACCCAACAAAATCTACAGGAGTAATGGGAATTAAAGCCCATATTGAAAAAACTGTAATGTTAGGAAATAATCCAGATTTAGTAATAGTAGATTATGGTGATTTATTAAAAGTAAATAATAAAAAAGATAAACACGAAGCATTAGAAGAATTATATGAAGAAATGCGGGGAATGGCAGGAGAATATGAAATACCAGTATGGACTGCGTCCCAAGCAGGAAGAGCGGCACTAGAAATGGATATAATTGAAGCAGACAAAATTGCATCATCATATGGTAAAGTAATGGTTGCTGATTTCTTAATGTCACTTGCAAGAAAAGTAGAAGACAAATTATCTGGAACAGGTAGAGGCCATGTTATAAAAAATAGATTTGGGCCTGATGGAATTACATTGCCAAGCAAGATAAATACCAATAATGGACAATTTCAATTTTTCGAACCACAAACATCTCAAGGAAAACAAACGACACAAACAATGAAGAGTGGTGAGAATATTTTAAAACAAAGTTTAGCACAAAAATTTAAAGATCTGGGCGGAAGTTTGGGTTGATAATTATATTTATAATTGACAAAGGCTCAAATTGAATTGGGCCGTTTTTTATCTAATATCATTAACAAAAGGAGTCATAAATGAACATATCGAACAAAATATTATCAGACATCACCGTATATATGAAATACGCAAAATACATTCCGGAGTGGAATAGAAGAGAAACATGGGAAGAGCTAGTAACAAGGAATAAAAATATGCATATTAAGAAATATCCTACGTTAAAAGACCAAATTGATAATGTTTATGAGTTTGTTTATGATAAAAAAGTTTTACCATCAATGCGGAGTATGCAATTTGGCGGTAAGCCAATTGAAATGTCTCCAAATAGGGTTTATAATTGTGCGTATTTACCAATTGACCACATTGACTCGTTTAGTGAAACAATGTTTTTGTTATTAGGCGGCACAGGAGTAGGATATTCAGTTCAAAAACACCATGTAGCAAAACTTCCTCCAATTAATAAACCATATGCTAAAAGAAAAAAGAGATTTTTAATTGGAGATTCAATCGAAGGGTGGGCAGACGCAATTAAAGTATTAATGAAATCATATTTAAATGGAAGAAGTTCTAAAATTGAATTTGACTTTTGTGATATTAGGCAAAAGGGAGCACAATTAGTAACATCAGGAGGAAAAGCCCCAGGACCACAACCATTAAAAGAATGTATTTTAAAAATAACAGGACTTTTAGAAAATAAAGAAGATGGAGAACAATTAAATACATTAGAGGTACACGATATTATTTGTTATATAGCAGATGCAGTATTAGCAGGTGGCATTCGTAGAGCAGCCCTTATATCTTTATTTTCGGCTGATGACAATGAAATGATTAGTTGTAAATCAGGTAAGTGGTGGGAATTGAATTCACAAAGAGGTCGTGCTAATAATTCCGCAGTTTTAATGAGACACAAAATTAGTAAAGAATTTTTCTTTTCGTTATGGAAAAGAATGGAATTAACCAAATCAGGAGATCCTGGTATATATTTAAGCAATGATAAAGACTGGGGAACAAATCCATGTTGCGAAATAGCATTAAGACCATATCAATTTTGTAATTTATGTGAAGTTAACGTAAGCAATATTGAATCACAACAAGATTTGAATGAAAGAGTCAAAGCCGCAGCATTTATAGGTACACTTCAAGCAGGATATACTAATTTCCATTATTTAAGAGAAATTTGGCAAGAAACCACAGAAAAAGAAGCATTAATTGGTGTTTCAATGACCGGTATTGCAAGTGGTAGAGTTCTTGGATATGATATGAAAAAAGCAGCTGATGTAGTAAAAAGAGAAAATTCAAGAGTTGCAAAATTAATTGGAATTAATAAAGCCGCAAGATGTACGACAGTAAAACCTGCGGGAACAACATCATTAACATTAGGAACATCATCAGGAATACACGCATGGCATAATGATTATTTCTTAAGAAGAGTTAAAGTGGGAAAAAATGAAGCTATTTATAGGTATTTAGCTGAAAACCACCCTAACCTATTAGAAGATGACTTAGAAAGACCACATGATACTGCTTGGATATGTTCACCACAAAAAGCACCAAAAGGATCTATTTTTAGAACAGAGTCTTGTTTTGATATGCTAGAAAGAGTAAAAAAAGTAGCCAATGAATGGGTAAAATCTGGACACAGAACCGGGTCAAATACTCATAATGTATCTGCAACAGTTTCTTTAAGAAATGAAGATTGGGATCTTGCAGGAGAATGGATGTGGGAAAACAGAAATCACTATAATGGTTTAGCTATATTTCCTTTCTGGGGTGGAGATACAACCCATCCACAATTACCACTCGAAGATATTACTAAAGAAAAATATGAGTCATTAATTGCAGATTTAATAGAAGTAGACCTTTCTGAAATTGAAGAAATAACAGACGAAACTAACCTAGCAGGCGAATTAGCTTGTGCCGGCGGAGCTTGCGAGATAATATAATGAGAGCAGACGATTGGATAACAAGATTATATTATGGTTTGGATATTTCCGATAATTTTATTATATTAAATAAAAGAAATGAAATTTGAATTTTTAGAACCAGAGAACGTAGACAGTAAAATGTTTCGCCGATGTGTTAAAGTTATATTAAAACAATCACCACTACAACTTCATATGACTAATGATTTATGTCTAAAACGATATAAAAAAAATATCGTGGACTTTATATCTTATTTAATTAAAATAGGAGAAAAATTAGAAGAATATGAAGATTGTAGTAAATTGATTATACAACAAAAAGATTATAAAACGTGGGTACGAATTAATTTAGATACTATTAATAGCATTTCGAAATTAATAAAAAATACCGAAGAAAATATAAAAAATGACAATAGAAAAAAGCATTGAATTAGTTAGAGAAGGATTTGCTAATGGAGTAGTTCCAGGAGGTCCTTTATCAGATCAAGAAAGACAACAAATGATACAAAATGCAGCGTATGCATTTGGTAATTTTTTAGATGCACTAGGATGTCATTGGCAAGATGATCCAAATTCGGATAATACTCCAATGCGTGTTGCTAAAGCATATGTAAATGATTTATGGGCAGGTAGATACGAAGGAGCTCCAGATATTACAGCATTTCCATCTGATGGTTATGATGGTATGGTATTTGAAGGCGGCATTCCTTTAACATCGATGTGTTCACACCACCACCAAACTATATTAGGCAAAGTTCATGTAGCTTATATCCCAGGGGAAGATAGCAAAGTAATTGGATTGAGCAAATTAAATAGATTAGTAGAACATTTTGCTAGAAGAGGAGCAATACAAGAACAATTAACAGTTGCAATACATAATGCTATTGATACTATTATATGTAATAATAAAGGAGTAGCAGTTATGGTAGAAGCTACTCATAATTGTGTACAATGTAGAGGAGTTAAACATGGCGGAGCATCAATGAAAACTTCAAAGCTAACAGGAGCATTTAAAGATGATAGTGCAACTAGAGCAGAGTTTTACGAATTTATAAGAGGTTATAATTAAAATTTAAATATATGAAACAACCAGACGCAAAAAAACACCAAACAATAAGTTTTATTAAATCAGGAATAAGAATATTAGGTTATATATTAATTCCTTTTGATTTACCTTTAGCAGCAGGTATTCTAGTATTTAGTGAATTTATAGGAATAGTAGAAGAATTAGTATAATGGGAAAATTTCAATCAACAAAAATATTTGACAACTACTCAGTTGCAATAAGACAATGGAAAGCACAACATTCACATTGTCAGTTATTACATGGGTATGCTTTAAAATTTAAAGTATGGTTTGAATCTAATACTCCATTTGATGAAAATATGGGGTTAGATGATATGAATTGGATTGTAGACTATGGTGGATTTAAAGATAAGCCAATTGGAAATGGTTTAAAATCATGGATGAATGATATGTGGGACCATACCTTATTAATTCAAAAAGATGATCCTTATTATGATATATTCGAACAAATGGGACAAATGGGATTGGCTAAAGTACATTTTTTAGATAAAATGGGAGCTGAATCTTGTGCTAAATTAGTTTATGATCATTTTAATGATGTTTTATCTAAAACTGATGCTGGAAGATGCAAAGTAGTAAAGGTAGAATGTTTTGAAAATGATAAAAATTCATCAATATATTATGGGTAGAAAAGAAAAATGGATAGCCGAAGCTAAGGGGAAAGTTAGACCTGGCTCTACTATAGATAGATTTCACCAATTGGTAGATTGGGATGAGTCTTATAGAACTCGTAACCATCTTAAGAGAAAAATGAGGAGAAGAAAATGGTTTGGATGGATAGATGATATTATGTTTAATATTAAATTAAAAATATTATCACGACAAAGACAAAGAAAAAATAAAAAATGAAAACACTATTTACAGTAATAATTTCATCAGTGTCAGGATTTTTTCTAGGAAGACATTTGAAGTTTAGATCTAAAAACTACGGAGTTACAAGAAAAATGTTTTTAACACTCGAACGGGGTGAAATAGACAGAAAAATAGAAATTGCCTTAGATTTAGAAGACTATGGTGCAGCAATGACATTACACAGAAAAAGAGAAAAATTAGATAATAAGTTAAAACGAGTTAAAAAAAGAGAAGAAAAAAGAAATGCACGACAAAAATCTAATAGAAGAACCAAATCTTAGTAAAATAATGGGAAGGAAAATGGGGGCCTTAAAACGAATAGAAGATTACAATAAAGTATTACCCATTTGTGAAGTATACCGATGTGTTCAGTCAGAGGGCAGTAGATTTGGAAGACCAACTATTGCTGTTAGAACAACAGGATGTACCCATCGGTGTTATTTTGGAGAAGGCGGTTGGTGCGATTCTTGGTATACAAGTATCCACCCAGAAAAAGGAACATTTTGTTTCAATGACATTGTAAAAATATATGATGAAAATCCTCATGTAAAAGAAATGATGTTAACTGGTGGTTCGCCTACAATGCACAAAACATTAGTAAATGAAATAACACATTTTGCTAAAAAGAGAGGAATATTTGTTACAATTGAAACAGAGGGTAGTCATTTTCTAGAAACAGATTATCCAATTGATTTAATATCACTTTCGCCCAAGTTTTCAAATTCAATTCCTAAATTAGGAACCAAAACACCTAAGGGAGTTGATGTAGATGAAAGAATGATCAAACAACATAATAAATTTAGATTAAACACTACTACAGCATTTAAGACCCTTCAATATCATAAAGATTATCATTTCAAGCCAGTATGGGATGGTACGGAAGAAAATTTACAAGAAATTGAAGAATATAGGCAACTTATGTTTATTCCAAAAAATAAAACATATATAATGCCGGCAGGAGATACAAGAGAAGAATTAATACGAATGTATCCTATAGTATTCGAGATGGTAGCAGAACACGGATATAATATGACAGGAAGAGACCATATTATAGCATATAACACAGAAAGAGGAGTATGATGGAAAATTTTGCAGAGGCATTTGAAATAATAGATGAAATTGAAGATTCGGCAGGAGAGTGTTGTGCAATAACATTAGACCCAGATGAAATTATAGAAAAATGTGGTAAATTACGAAATATATTACAAATTATTATAGAGGAAAATAAGTTATGAAAATGAAACCAATCGGAGATCAAGTACTTTTAAAAGAACATGAAAAAGCTGATAAAACAGAAGGCGGTATTATATTAGTTGATGGTGCATATGATGAAGAATTTGTATATGCAGATGTAATATCAGTTGGAGCCGGATTGTTTACACAAACAGGAAATAGAATACCAATGACTGTAAAAGTTGGAGATCGTATTTTAATTAGCAAGAACAATTTAGGTGGACAAAAGAAAGTTAAATTAGATGGGGAAGAATATATTTTAGTGAGGGAAATGGAAATATCAATGGTATCGGTAGAACAATGAAAAAATTAATAGACGAACACGATTTAAGTATTAAGATAAAAATACTTGCTAAACAACTTTCTGATGATCACAGAGATAGTAAAACTCCAGTAGTGGCAGTTTGCATCTTAAATGGAGGATTCATGTTTTTTGCAGACTTTGTTAGAGCAATGCCAATTGATTTAGAATGTGATTTTATGCGTGTTAAATCATATGTTAAAAAACGAAAACAAGGAGATATTGAGATTACAAAAGATTTAGAAGTTCCTATCAAAGGAAAACATGTTTATATAATCGATGATATATTTGATACAGGCAATACAATGCGAGCAGTTATTGATTATTTGCGAGTTAAGAAACCCAAATCATTGAATATTGTCACTTTATTAAAAAGAGAAGATTCTCCAATCTATGATATAGAATGTCCAGTATATACTGTTATGGATCTTAAAGATGAGTGGGTAGTAGGTTATGGATTAGATGATGACAAAGGACATTGTAGAAATTATAAGAATATATACGAAGTTTAATTTTGATTTTTAAAAAGTATTTCTTATTTTAAAGAAAAATGACTAGAATTAATATTATATCACCGAGTGAATTAACAGATCAGCATTTAATAGCTGAGTATAGAGAAATAACGATGGTACCTGCTGCACTTAAAAGAACGTTAGCAAGTAAAGCAGGTTTATGTATGAATAAAATTAGTAAAAAATTTACTCTTAATACTGGCCATGTTTATTTCTTTTATGATAAAGGATTATATTTAAATAAACGATATAATGAAATAATCGATGAAATGAAATTACGAGGCTTTAATCCAGACCCTAACAGAAAATTCCCAAAAGAAATTTTTCCGGATTTTTTATATAATGATTGGATTCCTTCATATCAAGAGCAACAACTTGTTAGACAACGCATAGAAGAAAAAATAGCAATGAAACCAAATTGGTATCGTCGTACAAAAATAAAAAAATACTTATGATTGAATTATTAGGATGGATAAGCACAGGATTAGTATTAGCAGGATACATTTTCAATTCGAGAGGTCGTACAAGTAATGCAATGATTGCTTGGATAGTTGGAGATACTGGCTGGATAGCTTATGATTTTTTTATTGACAATTATAGTCACTTAGTACTAAGTTTAATAATTATATCTATTAATGTTTATGGTATGTATCGAATATATACAGCGAAAGGATAAATGTATCAAAATATAGCATTTCACAAAAAGACAAACACAATGCACGTGTGGGATGACGAATTAGGTCATCAAACAATAAATTTCCAACCATATGGATACATTCCAGACGAAAATGGAAAATATGTTTCATTAAATGGACAAAAATTAAGTAAAGTTTCTGGAAATCACAAGGATAATAGGAATGCATATGAATCTGACTTAAATGAAGAAGTTAGAACATTAATAGACTTATATTATGATTCGGATAAAGTATCAACCGGACATTCTGATTTCTTTTTTGACATAGAAACAGCAAAAGACGAATATGGATATTCAACTCCAGAAGATGTTCGAACCCAAATAACTTCCATAGCATATTATGATAAAACAGGTAAAGACCGAAGAGTTCTAGTTTTAGATGAACGTAAACGACTATCTGATGATATTATTTATGGAGATAATGTAACTATTGAATCTTTTGGTACTGAAGCTGATATGTTAATTAAATTTATTAATTACTTTTCAGCAATACAGCCAACAGTAATTACAGGGTGGAACACAGATGGATATGATATTCCATATTTAATAAATCGCATTAAAAAAGTATTAGGTCCAAAGTCAGTAAAAAAATTATCTCCAGTAGGAATTGTAGAATGGAATAAACATCGTGAAAAATATAAAATATTTGGGGTATCAAGTTTAGATTACTTGCCACTCTATAAAGCACAGCCAGGAAATGAAAGACCAAATTACCGATTAGACACAATAGCTAAGTTTGAGCTAGGCAAAGGTAAAATTGAATATGATGGAGATTTAGATTTATTATTTGAAACAGATATTAATAAATTTATAGAATATAATATGACTGATGTCGATCTTGTTTATGAATTAGACGAAAAGTTACAGTTAATTAATTTAGCAAGAACAATATGCCACAAAGGACATGTTCCTTATGAAGATGTATACTATTCATCGAAATACCTAGATGGCGCAGCAATAGTAGATTTAAAAAGAAATGGATTGGTAGCTCCAAATAAACAATTTAGGTTTGTCGAAGAAGAACGACAAGATAAATTAGCAGGAGCATATGTAATGCCACCAACACCAGGATTATATAAATGGATCTATGACTTAGATTTAACTTCACTATATCCTAGTATAATAATGAGTCTTAATATTTCGCCAGAAACAAAAGTAGGCGTAATTTCCAATTGGAAACAAGAATCATTATTAAGCAAAGACCCAGTTAGTGTAAAAATTAATGGACAGCCAATTAATGATGTAAAATCATGGTTAATTGAGAATAAATTTACAGTTGCAAGTAATGGGGTAGTATATGATACTAGAGGTGTTGGATTTTTACCTAGAATATTAAAAAAGTGGTTTGCCGAACGTGTTGAGTTTAAAACTGAAAGAGATAAACACAAAGTAGGATCTGAAAAATATAAATTTTACGATGCAGAGCAATTAGCACAAAAAACACTACTTAATAAGTTTTATGGTGTATTAGGATTAAAAACATTTAGGTTTCATGACTTAGACAATGCAGGAGCAATAACAGCCACCGGCCAGAGTGTAATTAAGTTTTCTGCAAAGGTCATTAATGCTTATTATAAAAAAGAAACAGGAAAAAACAATTTTAGAAATGCAACAGGCAAAAGAGTAGATTTTTCATTCTATACAGATACAGATTCAACATTTGTTTCTAGTTTGCCAATTATAGAAAAGCGATATCCTAATTTTGATGAAAATAATGAACAATTTATGATTGAGAAAACAAATGAAGTTGCATCAGAGATACAAAATCATGTAAATGAAATGTATGATCAATATGCATTATATTTTCACAACACAAAAGAACATCGGTTTCAGATTAAACAAGAATATGTAGCAAAATCAGGAGTGTGGATAGCAAAAAAGAGGTATGCCCAATGGGTAATATTCAAAGAAGGAAAATCCACCGATAAATTAGATATAAAGGGCTTAGATGTAGTAAGATCATCTTTCCCTGTTGATTTCAAAGAAATAATGGAAGAGACTCTTTGGTATATACTAAAAGAAAGATCAAAATTAGATACAACTGATATGATAATGGAATTTAAGGATAAAATACAAACATCTGATATTTTAAATGTAATGAACAACACCGGTGTAAAAGAGATTAGCAAATACACTAAAAAAAGGAAGCCGTTTTCTGGTTACCTTAAGGGAACACCAGTTCATGTTAAATCTTCTATTAATTATAATGATATGTTACATCATTTAGGCATTGATAAAAAATTCGCAGCTATTAATGATGGAGATAAAATTAAATGGGCATATCTTAAGACAAATGCAATGGGGTTTGATAGTATTGCATTGAGGGGATATGAAGACCCAAGACAATTAACAGAATTTGTTGAAAGATATATCGATAGAAATAAAATATTTGATAGTGCACTGAGAGGCAAAATAGATGATTTTTATTTAGCAATGAATTGGGATAACTTACCAGAAAATAATAATGTAAATAAGTTCTTTTCATTTGGATAATACAAATAAATTTATTATAATATATAAAAATTATGTACGGAAAAGATCAATGGATAGGCAGAGAAGTAGAAGGTCGTTACTCAGATATGATGACTTTCTTTATTAGAGCATTAGGCGACGGAATCAATGTCGACGACCTATCCCAATACCCACATTATTATTTTACAATTGAATATATGAAAAATTGGATATCCAATCCTAGCCCAAATGGCCTTAATGCAATTCGTGAAATATTAGATACTACTAATAGTGTAGTGACATTAGAAGCAAATGATCATTTATTTGAATCTATACCACCTGATTTATTTAATAGGTGTCATATTATATATCGAATAGTAGACGATGCAGTACAAAAATTAAAAGAAACAGATACATTGAGTATTGACGCTGGGTGGTATAGAGTACACCAAGTAACCAAATGTAATATGATGGAAATTAATCCAGACAATTATAAATTTGATCAAGAAATATGAAATATTCAATAGTAGTATCATTTAGCGTAGAAGGATTTCATAATTGGCCAGAAGCAAAGGAAATATTTCCAGAAGTAGGATTTTTATCTGATAGGCATAGGCATATGTTTGGATTTCGATGTTATGCAAAAGTAAGTCATACAGATAGAGATGAAGAATTTATTTTAATGCAAAGAAGATTAAAAAAACAACTAAGAACAAATTTTGGTGGTAATATATTAGAATTTGGAAGAATGAGTTGTGAGGACATTGGAGAATGGATATTAAATAATAACCCTGGTTACCTATATAAAGTTGAAGTATGGGAAGATTGGGAAAATGGAGCAATAATAGAAAGATGAAAAAAGTATTTTATTTTGGACTAGAGCCATTAAAGGCTAGATATACATATCAATTATCAAAAGAATGGATGCCAGCAACTTTTCAACCATATGTTGATGCTGGTAAAATTGAATTTATTGATATAAAAGGAGAATTTGACCCAAATCAACAAATAAAGGTTGGCGCGGTATTAGATGCTATAGGCAGAGGTAAATTTGCTATGAGTCAATGTAGTAATTTTCTTCATGCTTTAAATATTGGAGCAGTTAGTGATGGAGATGCTATATTTCTTCAAGATTATTGGCATCCAGGAATTGAATCTATATTATATGCATTAGATTTATATGGCATAAAAGTAGAAATATATGCAATGCTTCATGCACAAAGTGTAGATGAATATGATTTTACATATCCAATGCGAGAATGGATGCGAGGATTTGAATTAGGTTTAGATAAAAGAATGACAGGGATATTTGTAGGAAGTACAATTCATAAAGACCAATTAAGACAGGCAGGATTTGAAGCCCCAATACATGTTGTTTCATTACCACTACATTTAGAAATGACTCGAGATAAATATCCTGACTATGATCCACACAAAAGAAAAAAACAAGTTGTTGTTTATTCTAGTAGGTTAGACAAAGAAAAAAACCCATTTTTTATGATGGCAGTTGCTGAGCAATATCTAGAACAATTTACTGGAGCCGAATGGCACGTAACAACATCAGGAGAAATATTTAAATCAATGCTACCTGGCGTAATAGATGCATTATATGAATTAGCAGAAAGACAACCTAGATTTAAATTATTAAATAATCTTACAAAGCAAGAATATTATAAAGAATTAGCAGAAGCAAAAATACAATTCAATTGCTCATTACAAGATTATGTATCATGGACAGTATTAGAATCAACTACATTTGGGTGTGATATGGTATTTCCAAATTTCAGGTCATTTCCAGAATTTATACCACCAAGTAGATTATATACACCATTCAATGTGAATTCGGCAGTTATTAGATTGCACGAAGTGATGCAACAAAGTCAACCAAATTATAATATAGCACATTTAGCAGATTTAGGTAGACAAATGGAAGGTTACATTGTAGTGAATGGAATTGATCAAGAAATTAATATTTGGCACGAAGCTGAATATTGCAAACATTTATTAAATAAAAACGAGGAATAATTATGAAAATTGATGCAAATGGTATTGAAGAAATACGAAATACAATTGAAACACCACTTACTGCATTGGCTGAAAAAATGAGTGATAAAGGTGTATTAGATCATCAACTAGCAGAAATCGTAACCTTTGTGTTAGGAAATTTGCAAAAGGTAGGATCTGAACCGTGGGAGGTAGTGGACTAATGGATAAGAATTTTATATATTATCCATCGCTATCTGCAGGAAGTATGGTATCTGCATTTAAAAAGAATACAAAATTTGAAGACGGAACTACATGTAGATTCTTTTCAAAAGAGTATCCTGAACAATGGAGGCATCCATACTTTCTAATTACTGCGGGACACCATTTCAAAAAAATGGATTTTCGTGATCAGTTAGGATTAGACGATGGTGTATTAGTATTTGGAGATTCAGGAGGATTCCAGATAGCAACAGGTGCACTTAAATGGGATAAAACTATAAGAGAGCGAATATTTCATTGGTTAGAAGCCAATTCAGATGTGGCCGCAAATTTAGATATACCACCCAGAGCAAAATATGAAAATAGGTTTGCAGAATCCATGGAAATTAGTTTTGATAACTTTAAATGGTTTGAAAAACATCAAAGTGGAAAAACGAAATTTTTAAATGTTATACAAGGTACATATAATGAAGAATATTCAGAATGGTATCATAAATTTAAAGACTTTGACTTTAATGGGTGGTGTATTGGCGGTCCTAAGAAATTAGTGGATTTTATGTATGTAATTGCATTGATGTTACATAATAGGGAATTTGAAAAAGCACATGTACAATATGTACACTTGTTAGGGATATCAAAAATATCAGATTTCTTTATATTAGCAACATTACAAAAATTGATGAATGAATTAACTGATAATAGGATACTATTTTCTACAGATTCATCATCGCCAGGACAATATCCGGTATTTGGAACATATTTGCATTCTAGTAATTATAAAACACAAACATTCACAGAATTATATTTTCCAAAAAATAATGAATATAGAAGAAAATCACACGCAAATAGGACGAATAAAACAGTTGCAATTGACACTACTAAACACGTGCCTTGTTCTTTGGATTGTCCTGCTTGTAAAGATTTTACTTATGATTATCTCGGGGGACAAACTACTACGGGATTAGATAGGTATAGTCAAGAAGGAATGCCTAGGATGGTTATTCACAATACACATCTTTATGTTGAAATGGCTAAAGATGTAAGTAAATTAGTAAACAATCACGTAGAGCTTTTAGAAACAGCAATACCGAAGGATTTGTTTGATGTTATTTCATCATTACATGAAATGTTTGATGATCCTGACAAAGCATTACAAGTTTATGCAACATATAAAAAGACATATAAGAAATTCGGTGGAGATAGTATATCAACCACTGATGCAATTAAATTTAACGAATTTTTTAAATTTTAAAAAGATAAAACATGGAAAAAAGTAAATTACAATCATTTATTAACAGATATTACCTCGCAGGGAATTGTGAGGCAGTAACTGTAAAATCAAATGGTCAATCAGTTAATTGTGAATTAATTGATGCAGACCAAACAGTAGTAGGAAAGATAAAGTGGAAAACAAATCCATTTATGTCTGGAGAATTAGGAATCAATCATACAGGAGCGTTAACAAGAATGTTATCAGCTGTTGGAGAAAATATTGATATTGAAGTTCAAGAATCTGCTGGTAAGAATTATGCAATGCGAATTCAAGAAGGAAGTACTACGATGACATTTATGTTAGCAGATACAACCGTTATACCAGCAGTGCCTACTATTAATGCAGAGCCAGAATATACTGTTACAATTGACATTGATAATGAATTTATAGATAAATTTATTAAAGCAAAAAATGCTTTGCCAGATGCAAAGAATTTTGCAGTACAAGTACAAAATGGTAAAATTAAATTTATTATTAATTATACAACTATTAATGCAGATAATGTAACATTTGATTTAGACGGAGGAACTACTCCAATGGAACCAATTTGTTTTTCTGCAGATAAATTAAAAGAAGTATTAACTGCGAATAAAGGAGATGATGGGAAAATGTATATTTCAGCTGATGGATTAGCGAGAATTGATTTTACTGGAACTGATTTTGATTCAAATTATTGGTTAGTACAATTACAAAATTAATATGAAAATAAAAGTAATAAACAAGTCTAACAACGATTTGCCTAAATATGAAACCGAAGCAAGTGCTGGTGTTGATATAAGGGCGTATATAGACGAACCAACGGTTATATATCCCGGGCAAAGTATAATTGTTAAAACGGGATTACATGTTGAAATTCCAATTGGCTATGAAATACAATTGCGCCCTAGGAGTGGGTTAGCAGCAAAACATGGAATTACTGTGCTAAATACTCCTGGCACCATTGATGCAGATTATAGAGGCGAAATATGTGCAATTCTTATTAATCATGGGGATACTCCATTTGATGTTGTTAGTGGAGAACGGATAGGGCAGCTGGTATTGAATAAAGTAAGACAAATACAATGGGAAGTAGTATCTGAATTAAGTGATACAAAAAGAGGTGTTGGTGGATTCGGAAGTACAGGAAAAAATTAAATATGTTTGGAGTAACTGAAAATACATTGTGGGTCGAATCATTTAGGCCGGGAACCTTAGACGGATATATTGGAAATGAACATGTTATACAAAAAGTAAAGATATTTATTGAAAATGGAGATATTCCACACCTATTATTCTATGGTACTGCTGGTACAGGCAAAACTACATTAGCAAAAATAATTGCTAATTCAGTAGATGCAGATTTAATGTATGTTAATGCATCTGATGAAAATTCAGTAGATGCTGTAAGAGATAAGATTAAAAGATATGCTAGCACTGTAGGATTTAAAAGATGGAAGATAGTAATATTAGATGAAGCAGACTATTTAACACCAAATGCCCAAGCAGCATTACGGAATTTGATGGAAACATATAGTAAGACAACTAGGTTTATATTAACATGTAATTATGTGGAAAAAATTATAGACCCGATACAAAGTAGATGTCAGACATTTGGTATAACGCCACCAGATAAATCTGTAGTAGCTCAGCGGTTAGTTGATGTTTTAAATGAAAAACAAGTTGAATACGATGTTAATGATATTGTAGCAATTATTAATTCTAGTTATCCAGATATACGAAGAGCAATTAATAGCGCACAAAGTCACGTAGTAAAAGGAAAGTTAGTTTTAGACAAACAAAGTGTTGTACAATCTAATTATATGACAGAAGTATTGGAGATATTAAAAAACAAAAAAGATAAAAAACAAGCATTTCAAAAAATAAGACAAATAATTGCAGATAGTAAAGTAAAAGACTTTACACCATTATATACATTTTTATATGACAATTTAGATGAATTTGCAACAGGCAAAATTGCATCAGTAATATTAATTATTGCAGAATCACAATATACTGATTCACACGTTGTAGATAAAGAAATTAATATAATGGCAATGTTTGTAAAATTAATGAACGAAATATAAAGGAAAAGTATGTCAATGAAACAAAACATCAAACAATCAGATTTGAAACCAATGGTTTGTGAAGAATGTAATGGTATGTATTTTAGACAAGTAATGTCAATAAACAAAGTATCTAGATTCCTAACAGGACAAGACAAAGACACAATAGTACCAGTGCCTGTATTTAGGTGTGATGATTGTGGAGCAGTACCAGAAGAATTTCAACCAGTCATCAACGAAACACCTGAATAATGGGAGTACCATACCCAAAAGTACCGGTAGTATTAGTATTTAAAACATCTAATAGGTCTAATGCAAAAACTAAAATGAAAGTTTTTAAAAATAAAAATATAGATGTTGTCAATGAGAAGAAAATGCCAGGAGTGCCAGAAAAGTCAATAATATTGGAACTAGGTGTTGGAACTAAATTTGAAGAATTATGGAGAAAGAAATATAATATATAATGGCAAAAAAAGGCGCAACTATATTTGATTTTATCAATGGCATAACACATCAAAAGAAAGAGTGGCATTCTTATACAGAATCAGACCAAAAACGATTTGCACCGTACATAGTTAATCGTTGGCTTTCAATGAGAGTGGAATTAATTGATTTAATCAATGAGTTACAGAAGTATACAATAGGAGTATTATCTCCTAGAGAAACTTATCGTTTATATCATGGTTTTTTACCAACAAATAAAACCTTCGCTAAGTACGTAAAAGGAAAGAAGGAAGATAAGTTTGACAAACAATTGATTTCACAAGTTGCTGATCATTACAAAATAAGTAAAAGTGAAGCAATCGATTATGTTGAATTGATGGATAAAAATAGTTGTGCCAACTTGCTTACAATGTACGGATATAAAGATTCAGATAAAAAGAAAATGTTAAAAGGAAAGAAATAATATTTGGATTTTCCGAATTAATTTCTTATAATATAAATAAAAAAATGGATGAAACAGGAATAGCAATAGCCGCAGTAAGTTGGTTAGCAATGATTGTATTGTTAATTATTTATAGAAAAGAAAACCAAAACAAAGATGAAAAAAATTAAACACCTATGGAGATACTTAACTAACCCAGATTATAGATTTAAGGTTTATTTAAAACGACTTAATGGAAAATATTTAAAACAAAAATGAGAGATGAATATGATATCTTTATGGGGAAGTATGAAGAAGACCACGAATGCTGTCCTAAGTGTGGAAGTGAATCATATGCAACAACATATATGGGTTACATTTTAGATATGAATAACAAAGAGTCGTATAAAGATGAGAATAGATGTACTTGCAGTGATTGTGGGAATGTTCATATAACCCATAATAGAAAACCAAAACAAAGATGATTGAATATATTGTAAATAACACTTGGGCTATGGCTTTAGTTTGTGGAATATGTGTTGCCACTATCATAGCAATTAATAAACCAAAACAAAGATGAAAACTAGAGAAAAAGAATATGATTATTTGGACAAAGGCAACAAACTAGTTGATAAGTTGGTGTATGAGTTTTCCAATGGTAAAAAATATAGTAACATAGAATTGATTGAACAACTTAAATTTGATGGTGATGATGAATATTATGCTAGAAAATATTATCGTCATTTATCGGCATTGTTTTTAAATGTATTGTTAAACAGAACTGATGAGGTTAATTTTCATACTGGAAGGGATTATTTTGCTCATTGTTATAGATTTGTTAATCTCTTAAAGAATTAAACCAAAACAAAGATGAGAGAAATATTAAACAGTAGAATTGTATATTACGTTGGTTTTGGTTTAAGCTATGTAGTAATTTCTAAGCTCATAGGATTTGAAGATACCGCATTGATATGTATGGGGGTTATAATAGGAGAACAAACATATTTACAATACTTAAATGAAAAAAGATGAATTGGATTAGAAACATATTATTGCTTTACATTCAATGTATGACAATTGTAGCCATAATAAGTATGAAACCTAATAATATAGGAGGATGGATTTTATCTGTGTTATGGATAGCATCTATAGTAGGATTGTATTATATAAAACCAAAAGAAGATGAGTAAAGAAGAAATTATCAAATCTATAGATGACAGAATAACTTATTATTCTAGTGGCGAAGAAATGAAGAGTATTAGTGAACTCACAAGAGACTCACATATCGTTAAAGTGCTAGAGAGTCTCAAATCCGAAGTTAGTATCATATTAAACCAAAACGAAGATGAATAAAGAAGAAAAATTAGATAAGTTATTAAAACTTGAGAAAGAGTTAACTATAATGTTCGACTCTGACGTAAGGGTTGCATTAGCTTTATTAGAAGAGGTTAGAA